ATGCTTATTCATAAAAAAATCAGAACTGAAACAATCGCAACGCTTAAACCTCATTTATTAGAAAAGATGAAGCGTTTTTATAGTGGTAGATTACTGCGATTAAACGCAAGCGAGCAATGTCCAGCGATTGCAGTTTATTTAGAAAACATTGAATCAGAAGAAATCACTACTTGTGAAAGTGGTTTTGATGCCACGTTAAACATTGGAATTTACTTTCCGCCTAATGCTGGAGAAGATGAATTAGATTCGGTGGCCGAAATAGTTAGTAATGTTATGACTAGCACGGAATTTGATTCGTTAGATAGTGTTTCGTTGAAAGGTTATCGTTATGAATATGACGAAGAACAAGCGACTTGGGTTTCATCTACTCTTCTGTTCGCAGTAAGTTACAACGATTAAGGGGAAAGTTATGTTTAAAAAATTATTAGAGTTACGCCAACAAAAGGCAGAAAAAGTAGCAGAAATGCGAGCAATGCTTGAGAAAGCAGAAAAAGAAAACCGCTCTTTAAATGAAGCTGAATCAGCGGACTTTGAGAAGTTAAAAGATTTGATTAAGCAAATGAGCGATGAAATCAGTAAATACGAAACCGTAGCAGATGAAGAACGCAGCCTTGAAGGGCAAGCGCACTCTGTGGAACAACGTAGCACAAAACAACACTCAAATGATGAGTTACGCCATTACATTAAAACCGGCGAGCTTCGCAATTTAACAACTACTAACGGCGAAGATGGTGGCTATTCAGTTATTCCACAGTTAGACAAAGAAGTGATGAAACGCTTAACAGACGATAGCGTGATGCGTCAGCTTTGTAATGTGGTGCGCTTGCCTATGGGTGCTAAAGAATACAAAAAACTTGTTTCCGCAGGTGGTGCAACTGTAACGCATGGCACAGAGGGAACGGCACGCGCTGGCACTACAACGCCTAAACTCCATGAAGTTACTATCGCATTAAATTCTATCTATGCTTACCCGAAAACTACGCAAGAGATTTTAGACTTCTCTAGCATTGATGTTTTAGGCTGGTTAACTGATGAAATTGCTGAAACCTTTACCGAAACGGAAGAAGTTGACTTAACCTCTGGCGATGGTAACAAGAAAGCAAAAGGCTTCTTAGCTTATGACCGCACAACCGAAGATGACAAAACTCGACAATTCGGCAAACTTCAAAAAATCGAAGTGGCTGGCGTAGCTAAAATTGATGCTGATAATTTAATTGATGCTTTCTATATGCTTCATAGCAAATACCGTAAAAATGCAGTTTGGGTAATGTCATCTACTATTGCAGCAGTATTACAGAAACTCAAAAACAAAAACGGCGATTATATCTGGCGCGATGGTTTAACAGCAGATGCACCAGCAACTTTATTAGGCCGTCCAGTATATTTCTTAGAAACAATGCCAACAGGCGGCGTGAATAAACCAGTAATTGCTTTTGGTGACTTCAAGCGCGGTTACTTCATTGTAGATCATGAAACAGGCGTAAGAACTCGCCCAGACAACCTAACAGAAGCGGGCTTCTACAAAGTACACACCGATAAATACTTAGGCGGTGGCGTGGTCGATTCAAATGCGATTAAAGTAATTGAAACTACAGCATAAACCATAAAGGGGGCGTAAGCCCCTTTTTGCTTAATAGGTAGCATATGAAACAAGAATTTGAAATCCGCTCAACAACCCTTTCAACTGATGAAGAAAATCAAAAGCTAGTTGGTTACGCTGTTAAATGGAATAGCCCCTCTCAAGTGCTTTACTGTGATTTTGTAGAGCTTTTTGCTCCAAACGCATTTAGCGAAAGCCTAGCAAGTAGCGAAGATATTCGCGCACTCTTTGAACACGATTACACCAAGCTACTAGGACGAACAAGCGCAGGAACGTTAAAACTTGAAGAAGATTCTATCGGTTTACGTTTTGAGCTTACCCCACCAGATACGACACTAGGGAAAGATTTATTAGTTAGTGTTGCTCGAGGCGATATTACAGGAATGTCTTTTGGCTTCTACGCAACTCAAGAAGAATGGAAGTTTGATACCGAGCCTTGCCAAAGAACAGTACTTAAAGCAGAACTGTTTGAAATTACAGTAACAAGCATTCCAGCTTACCCAGAAAGTAGTGTAGAAATCGCCAAGCGCTCAATGGCTGCTGCTAAAGGGCAAGCAAGCAGTAAATCAGCCTCACACTTTAAACGCTGGTTAGAAGTTATGGAGGCGTAGAATGTGGAATCCATTTAGACGAAAAGAACAACGCAGCGCAACACTTAGTGTTGATGAGCTTTTATCTTATATGAACGTAAGTAATACAGGTGCGGGGGAATTTGTCAGCCCTCAAACCGCAGAAGCCTTACCCGCTGTAATGAATGCTGTAACAGTAATTGCAGAGGCTGTGGCTTCTATGCCTTGCTATTTGTATTCATTAAAAGAAGATGGCCGCGAAAGAGTTTATCAGCACCCAGTAGAATATCTGCTTAATGAAATGCCGAACCGCAATCAAACACCTTACCAGTTTAAATATACGATGATGCGCCATTGCTTATTAACTGGCAACGCGTATGCCGTTATTGAATGGAATCATAAGGGCGAGCCAGTAAGCCTAACACCGTATCAACCTAGCGCAGTAAACATCTATCAGAAAACAACTGGCGAATACATTTATCAAATCACAGACTTAAACGGAGTTACAAAAAACTATCTTCAAGATGAAGTCTTACATTTGCGCCATAGCTCTTTAGATGGATTTATGGGGCGCTCGCCTATTGCTATTTGCCGTGAAACAGTTGGACTAGGTTTAGCACAACAGCGACACGGTTCAGCCATTATGAAAAACGGCTTAATGGCTAGCGGCTTAATCTCTACTGCTGATTGGCTAGATGAAGCAAAAGGGCGAAAAGCAATGGAAGCGCTAGAGCGTTTCAAAGGTGCGAAGAACGCAGGGAAAACCCCAATCCTTGAAGGCTCAATGGAATATAAGCAGCTAGGTATGACAAACCAAGATGCAGAATGGTTACAGAGCCGAACCTTTACTATTTCTGATATTGCTCGAATCTACAACATCAGCCCAATTTTCTTACAGGACTATTCAAATAGTAGCTATGCGAACTTCAGCGAAGCAAGCCGAGCTTTTCTATCTCAAACATTAAGACCGTGGCTAACTAACTTTGAGCAACAATTAAAAGATGCGCTCATGATTGACTTAACAAGTAATAGCAAAAAGCGCTTTTTAATTGAGTTTGACACCAGCGACTTATTGCGAACAAGCCAGAGCGAGCGATTCAGTAGCTATGATGTAGCTATAAAAGCGGGCGTAATGTCCCCTAATGAAGTACGCAGACGAGAAGGACTTGCGCCTTATGCTGGAGGCGATGAATTCAGTCAAGCATGGAAACAAACTGTAGAAGTTAAACGTGCTAATAGCGGAAATAAAGAATGAGGTATATATGGGCAGAATGATTAAAGCCGGCAAATATAACAAGGTAGTTACCATTCAAAAGCGAGACTATAAAAGAGAACAAGCCGCTAATCAGTATGGAGAAAATAAGGCTGTTTGGCGAAATGTTGCAACAGTGCGGGCAAGCGTAGAGCCACTACAAGGACGAGAGTATTTTAGTGGACCTTTTCAAATGGGGGAAAACATTATCCGCATTCGCATTCGTTATCTTGAAGGCATTACAAATAAAATGCGGGTTAAATATGGAAATCGTCTTTTAGCTATTTATTCCGTAATTGACAGCATGGAAGCGCATAGAGAATTACAGTTAATGTGTAAAGAGGGAGAAGCTCATGCTGAATATTGATTTAACTATTGATGAAGTAAAACAGCATTTAAATATAGATCATGATTTAGATGATGACTTGCTTGAGGGCTACAAGGCAGCAGCGCTCGAAGTATGCCAAACGCATATAGGGAAAACTTTTGGAGAAACCAAAACGGAAACCACTATTCCATTTTCTCCAGCAATCAAAGTAGGCTGCTTGCTTTATATCGGGCTTTTATACACAAGCCGAGAAATGACTACCGACACAGCGCAAGCAGTAATCCCAATGACGATTAAAGCATTGTGGGAAGTGTACAGAGAACCCGCTATCTATTGAGGTACTTATGCCTTACCAACCGTTAAGAAGATGCAGTTACCCTAACTGTAAAAATAAGGTTAAGTCTGGCAGATGCGAAGAACATAAGCCAAAGGATACAAGAGTAAGCAGCAGCGCTCGCGGATATAACTATGCGTGGAGCAAATACCGCTTGAAATACTTACGGCTTCACCCGCTCTGTGTAATGTGCCTCAAGAAAGGAATCTACACACCCGCAACTGTAATAGACCATATAACGCCAGTAGAGAACGGACAAGCGGACCCACTATTCTGGGTAGAAGATAACCATCAAGCACTTTGTAGAGATTGCCATAGCTACAAGACAAGGGTAATTGATAAACGAGGATTTGGGGCGAAGAAGTGAACCGTTTTGATATCGAAACAATTGAAGTATGAACATATGTACACAGTTGAGTTGAGTACATAAGTGTACAACTGAATTATGGTTATTATGACCACAGTTGAGTTATGGTCATATGACCACAACTAATCAGAGACAAACAGAAAAGAACGGGTATCTTCTGCAACTGTGGTTATATGGTAACAGTTGAGTTATGGAGCTAAAAAATAAAGCTGCCCTCAAAATTGAGGAGAGGTCGTTATAACCTCTAGGGCATCATCATTCAAGCCAAAACAACCGCTTTTTAGTGGGGTATCAGCCATTTCCTGATACCCTCTCACACACAAGGTGGGGGGAGTTTTAAAAGAAAGTAGCAAGCCTAAAGAACCGCCCGCCCCCTTAAATTTTTACGCACGGCATTTTTTTTGAAAATAAGGACACGCAATGACAACAAAGAACAAGAAAAAAACACACAACCCACCTAGCTTTTTAGACCCAATCGCAAAAGCTGTATGGAAAGACAGAATCCCGCAACTTCTCGAACGTGGAGATATTGAAGAAGCAGACTTAATTCATCTCGAATTATATTGCGTAAATTATTCACTCTTTCGCGCGGCAGTAGAAGATATTCACAAAAACGGCTTTTCAATCGTAAATAGTCAAGGCACGCAATCTCGCAACCCTGCTCTTTCTGCTAAAGCTGATGCGGAAAAAGTGATGGTTAAAATGTCATCTCTTTTAGGATTTGACCCAGTAAGCCGCAGAAAAAATCCTATTGAGGTAGAAGCGGCAGATATGTTCGATCAAGTGCTTACAATGTAGGTAGAAAATGGCAATCTGGCAAGCATACGCAGAGAAAGTAAGAACAGGCGAGATAGTGGCTTGTAAGAAGATAAAACAAGCCGTAGAGCGTTATTTTAGCGATTTAGAGAACCCCGATTATTTCTTTGATGAAAACGTGGTAAATAAATTCCTCGCCTTTTCTAAACTATGCCCGCACGTTAAAGGACATTTGCGCGGTCAGCCTATTATTCTTTCAGATTGGCAAGTGTTTTTATTTGCTAACATATTAGGCTTTAAGCGCAAAGATACAGGCTTGAGAAAGTATCGCTCTGCTTATATTCAAGTAGCAAGAAAGAACGCTAAATCAACCGTAGCAGCCGTATTAGCTAACTGGTTTCTATTGGTAGAAGATGGCCAACAAGATATTTACACCGCAGCAGTAAGCCGAGACCAAGCTAGAATCGTTTTTGATGATGCTCGCCAAATGTGCTTACTTTCTGCCCCACTAAAGAAACGCCTTAACATTCAACAACACAAGCTAATCAACCCTAAAAGCAATAGTATTATGCGACCGCTTGCCGCTAAATCTTCAACTATTGAGGGAACGAATCCAAGCCTTGCTATTGTAGATGAATACCACTTACACACAGATAATAGCGTTTATAGTGCTTTAGAGCTAGGACAAGGCGCTCGCCCAGAAGGCTTGCTCTTTGCTATCACAACTGCTGGAAGCAATGTTATTTCAGCTTGTAAACAACACTATGATTATTGCGCGCAAATCCTAGACGGAAATGAACAGAATGACAGCTTGTTTGTTTTAATCTTTGAGCTAGACGAAGGAAACGAAATAGACAACCCTGAAAACTGGATAAAAGCAAATCCCAATATAGGCAAATCCATTCCTTACCTTGATTTTGAGAACACTATCAAGAAAGCACGAGGCATTCCATCTGAATGGGTGGAGATGTTAACCAAGCGCTTTAATGTATGGTGTCAAGGAACGACCCCATGGCTAGGCGAGGGGAACTGGGCGCAATGTCAACGACAATACACAGATAGCGATTTACTGCACCAAGATTGCTATTTAGGCTTAGATTTATCAAGTACTAACGACTTAACCAGCCTTTGTTATACGTTCCCTCATGGAAATAAAGCCCGCTTGTTTACACGGCATTACATTCCAGAATTTCAGCTTAATAACGTGGCTAATAAAAACCGTGCTATATATCGAAACTGGGTGCGTAGCGGGTGGTTAATTGTTACAGAGGGCGATTGTATCGATTATGACAAAATCAGAGACGATATTCTAAAAGATGCCGAACGCTTTAATATAAAAATGATTGGCTTTGATGTATGGAACGCAACCCATTTACGCACACAATTACAAACTGCAGGGCTTGAAGTTGAACCATTCCCGCAAACCTATCAGCGGTTCAGCCCAGTAGCTAAAAGTGCTGAAGTATTGATAAATAGACAAATGATAGAACATAACGGCGACCCTGTGCTTGCTTGGGCGCTATCAAATGTTGTTATGGAAACAGATGCGAACGCTAATATCAAGCCTAATAAGAAAAAGGCAGCAAACAAGATAGACCCCGCAGTCGCTTTTCTAATGTCTTTTGGAACTTATCAATTAGAATATGGCGATTTAATCTTTGAGCTTTCAGAAGAACATAAAAACGCGCTTGCTGAATTTAATGGAATTAATTTATAAGGAGCAACTACTAATGGTTACAAAAATAACAGGATTAAAAGAGTTAGAGGGAAATTTAAAAAAGCTCGTAAAAGAGGTAAAAAAGAATACCAGAAAAGCAGTTAGAAAAGGCCTTAATAGCGCAGCTAATTCGCTTGAAAAATCAATTAAGCCACAGGTTCCAGTGTTAAATAAAAGCACTGATTTTCGCCAAAAAGGAACGATAAAGAATAACGTTAGGCATAAAACAAAAGTAGCGAAAGATGGTTTAAGCGGCATTACAACAATTCGCGTAATGAGAACGAAAGGCAGAAGAATGGCCAGAGTTGGGGAAAATACCCGAGACAAAACAGACCCTTTCTACTGGTGGATGGTAGAATACGGCACAGTTAAAATGAAAGGTCGTGGCTATATGGAAAAAGGATTTAAAGCAGGCGAAGAACGAGCAATGAAAATCGCAGAAGAAATCGTAAAGGAAGAACTAAAAAAATCATTTAAATAATAAAAAAGCCCACCGCTACGAAACAGTGGGCTTTTTCTGACTTACTCGATACTTGTAGCTTAATGAGTTATGACATCGAACAAGACCAAACAAACCGCGGTATGGTTATTGCCATTATGCGCTTAAATTTTTGGTATCTCCCTATAAGAAAGAAGATACCAATATTGAGAGGACTTTAAGAATATGCCAATACCTTAAAGCCAAGATTATTATAGTTTATTTTTCTACAAGGGAAAATAGAAGTAACTTAACGTAACTAAACGATGATAAAATAATTTCACTATTTCTTAAAAAATTAACGCATCTAGGTTAGCTCCCGAAAGCAAGAAACCTTATCTTGTTGATGCGTTCCTATCATAAGGGCAAAATGCGAAAGGGGCATTTTATGAAAGACCGTGAGAATTTCTTTAAGGAAATACGCTTAAAGTTATTTAATGGGGATAACACTTCTGAATTATCTAACCTCATATATTTAATTGAAGAACATTTAAAGAGTTTAACATTAAAGGATATAAAGGAAACTCAGGAATGGATAGATGAAACGATTGATATGTATTATTCTGATATATTAAATGATGCTATTAAGGAAGCTGAAAATACATTTGAATACTATCAAGATGAAAACGGTCATTATATTGAACACAATAAATATATGAAACAAGTGTGGTATGACCGATATGAGCCTAATGTTGATTTAATTATTGAAGATTTTAACGTTGAAATCAGATATATGGATAATGACAGTAATATCATTGAATGGCTGCTTGAAATAGGTTATAGGGATACTGGTTTAATTGATGAAATAGAAAATCATCAAATTATGGCTATTATGGCACTTGAATATATTGAGCGTTTTATAAATGGCAATCTTAGAAATCAAGATGCTTTCAGAGCTTTTCTAGCTTTTATCTCTGCTGAAAGATTTAAACGTGAATTAGAAGCCAAAGAAATAAAAACACAATCTAAAAAAGAAATGTCCGAAAAAGCCTCAAAAGCTAGACATAAAGAAAATCACAGAATGAAAGAGGTTGTAATAAGCCGCTGGAAAAATCATTTAGAAACCAAAACTAAAGAAGGCAAACAAGCAAGTAAAACAAGTTTTTCACAAAAAATCTTTAAGGAATTAGAAGAAGCTCATAAAAAAGATCCTATAAATAATAAACTATACTCTTTTAAAACTATCCGCAATAATTGGTTACAAGGTATCTAATACCTTTTACTCGGAAAGGTTATACCCTGTAATAGCATAGGTTTATCTTTACCTTGTATAGGATATTTTTAGCCATTCTGAAATTTCATTAAATACCTACCGTCTAGACAACTCAACGAAATACAACTGCATTTCACACGGTTAAACTAACGGTAGGTATTTTTTTATGAACCAATCAAAAACCCAATCTAAAAAACTTATTTCAGGCAAAGAAGTAACAGCCATTGTAGGCTTTGGCCGCACTAAACTGAATTTACTTGTAGGCGCAAAACAATTCCCGCAGCCAATCCGCTTTTCACAAAACTTTATCCGTTGGGATTTAGAAGAAGTTAATCAATGGATTGAGGAACAAAAAGCATCACGAGCTTAAACAGGGAGGCAAACAATGGGTAAAGGAAGAAAACCAATTCAATTTCTAAAAGTTCTTAATCGAATTATTTTTTCTGATGTTAGCGGAATAGATGGTTATTCAATGGATATGACATCAGCTCGTAATTACATTAGTGAGCTTGAGCGTAAACATTTAACCGAAAAAGTGAAACGCACGAGAGAAAAAACAAAAGACGGTTTAGGACAATACTACCGTTATGAAGTGGCAAATAAGCAGCAGTTAAAGCAAGTTATTGCTATTTACAAGGCTAAAGGTGGCGAGCTTACAGAGGCTCAAGAAAAACAAGCCTATTCACGCTTTGAATAGAAAAAGAAAGCACCGCAAGGATCGCCCAAGCGGTGCAGTTCCTCAACCTGAGATATAAGACTACTCGCTATAAGTTGTGTACATATGCCAACAACTGGGAAAAGTTCCGCAACTTCAGAAATCACACTAATTTCAATTCATAAAAAGAGTTAAATATGAATCAAAATCAAGTTAATTATACATTAAATGAAAAACTTTCACAATTTAAAAGTTTGACAAGTTCTAATGTTTCTAATACATTTGACAACGTTATCACTAAATTGATGACCGAGCCTGAGAACTCGAAGAAATTATCACTGGCGAACACTAGCACGCCTTTAAATAACCGTGCTTTTTTTGTTCGTGGATTACACACACCCAAAGAAAACAACCAAATCAAAACAGGTTTTGTTGTGTTTCTATCAAATGAATTTAACCAGACCAATTTTGGTCTCGTTGAATCTCTATCAATGGTAGCGTGTAATGGGAAAGGTTTCGCCCTTTGCTGTATTCCAGTGATTGCAGTTTCTCAGCCCGTTACACGTTACCGCCCAAAGCCTGAGAACTTCCAAGCGGTAGCCCTTCAAAAATCTTCACTGGAGCTGTTAGCTATGTTCTACAAATTTCTAATCATAGGCGAAAACCGTCTAAAAATCTCAATCCTAGCAAGCAACGAGAAAGAAGCTCGCTCTCTCTTAAGTTTAACCTCTACCGCCGTCTTAATTGCCCGCACACCAGCAAAAGGGGGCTTATATGCGTAAATTCACACCACCAACGCACACTGTATTTAGCACGGAACAAGTAAATAAAATCGAGGCTTCCGCAAGATACGCTCACGCAATTTTGACACTCATTCAAAATGACAGCCCAAATAATGAAAGTGATGAGCCTGAAGAATTCTTTACCAGTACAAGCGCTATAAAGACCGCTATTTCAGCAGTCCAATACTTCCTTGAAGAGATTGAGGAAAGCAGCAAAAACGGCAAACTTGTAAGAATTGAGGAATAACAAAATGGCTAAAAAAACACTAACCCAAAAAGAAAAATTTACTGAAGCAACGTTCAAATGCTGGCAGGCAGCAACCCTATTAGAGGCCATGTCTAAATCTCGTCTTTCTGAAATGGACGGCACAGATATTAGCGTGGCGCTCGAAGGGATTCATAGAATTTTAGCTTCAGCATTGTATGAAATGGAAGATTTAGAAGTGGCGGGGGAATAACATGAGAGATTTAGAACAAGAATACCAAGATGCTATCAAAGAGCTTTCCAAATGTGAAAAACAGATGCTTTCAGCAATATATAATAACGATGCTCAACAGATATTCCCGCTATTAGATGAAACTCAAAAAATTGTTAATGACGTTTTATTGGGATCTACTCCACCAGATAAAGTGTTATTTGATATGTTAAAAGAAATTATAACCTTGAGAAAATACTTGATTAAAGTGTCTTTCAAGATTGAAAAAGCTAGAGAGCCGGCGGGGGTAGTTGAAGGCTTATTATTACACGCTGCATTGAATTTTGTTTTGAATTTACTCTACCGACAACAACAGATTATTGAAATGAAATTAGGTATCTCTGCGCCTAAAGGGAGTCTCTTATGCTAGCGCCAAATGTAAAAGTACAGCCAAAAGGCAAGCCATTCGAGGCTTATATCATTGCGGGAAGCGATGCCCTAAATAAAGAGCGAGCTAAACTAATTTGTGAATTAACACGAGCTGAACAAGGTTATAAACCTGTAATTCTAACCAGAGAAGCTATAGAGGAAGAAAGAGAGTTAGCCATAAAATGCGGTAAGGTTAGCATCTTTCGAGCAGGCGAATTAAGCGAGAAAGACAAGTGGGCTATTTGTGAAAATTTAGCTGCAAACTCTACTGCTGAAGAAGTTATTTTCTATGATGAAGCAGGTCAACCGGAACGAGATGAATCAGGCAATCTAATTGCGGACAGTAGCGACTTTGTTAAAAAATTGCGCGATGAATACCAGAGTAAAGAGCTGATTAAAGTCAAAGAAACAGACCGAGCAAGCGAAAAAGCAAGCGCATTCCGTAGATGGTTTAACGAGGATTTAGCCATACAGCGAGGAAGTGGAGAATTCTTTCGTTATACCGGTAAAGTATGGGAAAAAGTCGATGCTGAAGATATTGAATCAGCTATGGTAAATTTCTTTGATGAGAATAGATTAGGTTATAGTGATCGCACAATTAGCACTGTTATTAAGACTTTTAAAATTCAGTTGCCAAAAATGGACGAACCACCAGAAGATTCTATATTTTTTGATAATGGAATACTAAATTGTAAAACGCTAGTATTTGAACCTCATAAGCGTGAAAACTGGTTAACAACATACATTCCGCATACTTACAATGAAACCGCAGTTGGAACACCTATTTTTGATAAATGGCTTAATTTTGTAGCAGACGGCAATCAGGAAAAGGCTAGAAATATCTTAGCCGCTTTGTATGCGATTTTAACTAATCGCTACAACTGGCAGATATTTTTCCAAGTAACAGGAAAAGGCGGTAGTGGAAAATCGGTATTTGCCAACATTGCAACACTATTAGTTGGAGAAAAGAACATTGGAGCAGGTAGATTAGAAAACTTTGACGATGAAAGGGGGCTTGCTGGATTTGAAGATAAAAAATTGATTATTTGCGCAGAGCAAACGAAATACGCTGGAGATGGAAGCGGTGTAAAAGCGGTAACTGGTGGAGATACTGTGCGGATAAGACACAACTACTGTTCGCCTATCAATACTAAAGTAAAGGCTTCAGTACTGATTATTAACAATGAGCCGTGTAAATGGACTGAACGTAACGGCGGTGTAGATAGACGAGCTGTGAATTTTTGTTTTGATAAAGTAGTTCCAGAGAAAGAGCGAGACCCTGATTTCATGGACAAAATCACGCTTGAAGTAGGCGGAATTATTAGAAAGTTACTTAATGAGTTCTCAGACCCTATGGAGGCAAAAGCAGCTTTAGAAAGACAACAGAAAAGTAAAGAGTCTTTGAAAATTAAGATGGATTCCGACCCTTTAACGGCTTTCTTTGAGTACTTTTACACAACAGAAAAAATAGATGGGGTTTTTATTGGAAACGTTCCAAATGGTTTAGGCGACCCAAGCAAATATCTATATCATGCCTATCTTGGATATGTTAAGGCGTTAGGCTTAGCCGCGCTCAATGTAGTTAGATTTACTCAAGGCATTGAACAATCTCTAAATCAACATGGCAACGAATATCCTTTTAAAAAACACAAAACAGACAAGGGGCGTAAAACTAACGTCCACTTTAAAGACTTTAATGATTTTAAGAAAGAAATTCTAGAGCCACAATAACAGCGCGGGGGGAAACCCCCGCTTTTTTTGTATGATAATGCTTTTTAATGACGACCTAATGACGACCTGATGACGGTCATCATTCATTAACTCATTGATTTTAAATGAAAAAACAAAAAACATGACGACCTGACGACTAAAACATAAAAAAAAATCTTTTTAATTTCTATCTTTTACTTTATCAAAAGTTAAATCCATTCCGCATTGTTCGCAGTAATCGCCCCATAGCTGCATCAAAGGTCGTCTTAGCTCGATATATTCTGCTCGGTTATATGCTTGACTGGTTTCATTTCCAATTCTATGAGCAAGGCAACTTTCTGCCGCTCTAAAATCAACTGCTTGTTCTTCTAAATATGTTCTCGCGATAGAGCGTAATCCATGAGAATCTTGAATTCCTTGATAGCCAATTTTTCTTAATGCTCTCGTTATCGTTTCTTTGCTCATTGACTTATTAGGCTGACGATAATGTGGAAATACAAATTTATTTACACCGGTGATAGGTCGTAGATTTTCCAATATTTTAAGCATTTGAGCTGATAACGGTACTGTATGAGGATATTGCCCTTTCCGTGTTTTCTTCATTTTTTCAGCCGGTATAAACCAAAGTTTTTTATCAAAATCAATTTCAGACCATTCAGCACTTACAGCTTCAGCAGGTCGAACCATTGAGAGTAGTTGCCATTTGAAAAGCACTTTCGTAAGAAATTCTCTATTTGAGTTTTGGAAGTCGGTTATTAGCTTAGGTAGTTCACTTGGTGTAATTGCTGGGTGGTGCGTTTGCGCTTCTTTATGATATGCGATACTTACTTTTTGACAAGTATTAAAAGACAACACGCCCACAGTAACGGCATACTCTAAAATCTGATTCGCCAGATTTAGAATTCTGTGTAAGGTATCGTTTTTTCCTGCCTCATTTAATGGCTTTACCGCTTCTATTAGTATAGGGGGCGTTATTTTATCAATAGGATAATGACCGATGTTTGGGAATAAGTGATTTTCTAGGCGCTCCCAGTTTTTCCGCATCGTAGTTTCTTCAACTTCTCTCGCTCTTTTTTCTCTCCATCTTTCTGCCACTTTCAAAAAAGTATTTTCGTTTTTGGCCGCATTTATTCTTTCCTGTTCTTTTTTATGTTCTTGTGGATCGATATTTTTAGCAAGTAAAGCCAAGCATTCCTCTCTGATAGTCCTAGCTTCCGCGAGAGTAACAGTAGGGTAAACCCCTAATGATATTTTGGTTCGTTTTTTACTATATGGGCGAATGTAGTTAAAGCGCCATGTTTTAATGCCGCTTGGTAATACCAATAAGAACAGACCGTAACCATCTGTAAGGCTATATTCTTTATCCTTTGGCTTTGCTTTTTTTATTTCTGTATCTGTGAGCGGTTTAGTTATTTTAGGCAT